ACTGTTCCTTCGAACAACACCAGCACGTCGGGGATTCCTTCGGCCACGACATTCTCGATGCGTTCCATGCGGATGCCCTTGTGCTTTAAGGCGTTGCGCATCCGGTCCCACAATTTCTGTTCAGGAAGCCTAGCCATGCAAGTCCACCTCACGGTTGAGACACTTGACGCGCAGCGCCTTGATCATCGAGTATCCCGGAATCTTCTTTCCGCGTACCAGCAGCACGTCGCCAACCTGCAACCGCTCCAACGCGAGACGGCCCAGCGGCTCGTATTCGAACCGGTCGATGCGCAGCGTGATCGGCACCCCGGTGTCGTCGCGCAGGAAGATGTCGGCGAACAGTGTTTGTCCCGGTAGCCGCTTGCCGCCGCGCTTGTTGACGCGCACGGTCTCGTTGTGGTCCTTCATCTCTTTCTTGTCAATCTGTCCAAGGTACAACACGTCTCCATGCGGCGGCATCCGGTCGCCAAGCGTGATAACCGAACCCGCCTGGCAGCCATGCGCTTCAGGGTCCGCATACCAGTCGGCATAAATCTTGCTCAGCGGGTAAAGGTCCTTGAACTTCACAGGCAACGCCAGGAACTTCTCCCGCATCGCCGGGGTCATCTTCCCAGCATTGCGCGCAGCGACAGCCGCTGCAGCCTTGGAAGGACCAACACCAATCAGATTGTTGAATCCGCCAACCAAGATCCCGTCCACAGCGGCCCAATTGGTGCCCGCCTTGTCGATGTCGAATGCGACATAGGAAACTCCCTCCCGGTCCATCTCGCGCAACAACTCCAGCGTCTGCTCGTCGTCCTTTGCATGACGCAAACAGGAGGCCGAGTAGGCAATCGGGTGGTAGCGCTTCATGTAGGCGCACCAGTAGCTGATTGTTGCGTAGGCGCATGTGTGTGATTTGTTCATCCCCCAAGCACCGAAAGAACAAATCTCGTGCCAGATGTCGTCGGCGTCTTGCTTGCTGATTCCGTCCTGCGCGGCACCAGTGATGAACTTTTCGCCTTGCTTGTCGAAGTATTCCTTGCCCTTGCGCCCGGACATGGCCTTGCGGATCATGGTGGTCTCGGCCCAAGAGAATTTGCCGATCTCGCGCACAATGCTCATGACCTGCTCTTGGTACAGCACAACGCCATAGGTGTCGGACAACATCTCGGTGAGCTTTGGGTGCGCGGTGGTGACGGGTTCGTCGCCGCGCTTGCGGTTGATGTACTTGCCCGTGGCGCCGCCGCCCAGCGGTCCGGGACGGGCGAGCGCGGTGATGTGGTCAACGGTCTTGAAGTCGTTAATCTCGATCTGTGCGCTAACGGTGCGTTGGCTCTGGCCTTCAAACTGGAAAACGCCGGTAAACTTGCGCTCGTTGAAGATTTTGAAAACCTCGGGGTCGTTGAGCTTCAGCGCATACAACTCCTCTGCCGTGATGACGCCGGAGTCCTCGATGATGCCCAGCGTGCGCAACCCGAGCGCGTCAATCTTGAGCAGGTTCAGCGTCTCCGAGTCGGGCTTGTCGATTTGCGCCACGCCGTCAGCGCCAACCGTGCAGTAGTCGCTGACGGGCTTGTTGGAAACGATAACCCCTGCCGCGTGCACACCTGTGTGCCATGCGTGATTTTCAGCTTCCGTCAGCACGAGCGCTTCCGGGTGGGCGGCGGCGAACTTCCTGCCGCTGTCGGTTTCCTTCATGGTGTCTTCGAGCCCCTTGCCGTAGCGGGAGTCGCCGGAGGAGTATTCAATCAACACATTGATCACATCGAACCGGTCCTTGTCCGGGATGCCGAAGCGCTTGCACACCTCTGCCATCACGGAGCGCGGCTTCAGCGTGTTGATGTTGCCGATGCGAGCTACATTCTCCGCGCCATACTTTTCCGACAGATACGTGAAGCACATCTCGCGGCGCGTGTCGCTGAAGTCGATGTCGATGTCGGGCAGGTCGTCTCGGGTCACATCGATAAAGCGCTCGAACAGCAATCCGTGCGGCAGCGGGTCGACCTCTGTGATGCCGATTAAGTAGCACAGCAAAGACCCGGCAGACGAGCCGCGTCCGGGTCCGACCAGCATGCGCTCCTTTGCCCAAGCAATCAAGTCTGCCACGACGAGGAAGTAGCTCTCGAACTTCTTGAGCTCAATCATCTTCAACTCATGCGCCAAGCGCTCCTCGTGCACCGGGGACCAGACAATGTGGCCGCGTGCGATGCGACTCTTCTTGCCCGCTTCCACCAGCGCCCGCAGGTCGCCTTCCACATGGATAATTGGTGCAGTGGGCAGCGTGCTGGCGCAGCGTGCCGCGATCACATATGAATTGGCCACCGCGACAGAGAACTCTGCGTCAGACAAAATGGACAAAGCCTTGCGCAACTCGGCCATCGACAAAATGTGTTGCGGCGTCGCTCGCGCATCGTCGATGATGGCCATGAAGGCCGGGTAATCGGCCAGTGTCGGATAGGCGTTGTCGCTGGTGACGACGAGCGGCTTCTTTGTGTGTTTGTGCAACGCCAGCGCGGCACGCTGTTGGAGAGGCGACGCGGGGTTCAGATCGATGTAATCGAACGTCTCCGGGTCCGTCAGCGCGGCCCCAGCAAAGCGAATAATGCCGCCAGAATTGGCGAAAAGTCGCTCAATGTCGGTCTCCGGCACCCGTGCTGCAGTGGAGAAGCGGTAGAACTGCGCCGTATCCTCAGCCAATGCCCATGCCGTGGGCTTGCGTCCGTCGGGTTGGGCAACGGTGAGCTCGGTGCCGAATAGTGGCTTACAGCTGGTTTTGCTGAGGGCCTTTTGCCAACGGACATGGCCCCAAGTCCCTCCGTCGACGATTCCTGCCGCTGGACAACCCAGCGCCACCAGCGCATCTGCGACCTTTTGGGTCGGACCGAAGGCTTTGCGGAAGCTGAACTCTGTGCGGATTTTCAGCTGGGGGAGAGGTGTGGTCAGGCCATTTTCCATAATTCTTCCTTGGCGATGAACTCGCACATCGCCTCGACGTCTTCAAGAGCCCTGTGGGTCTGGTGCAGCGGCTTGTCCATCAGGTGCTCGTACAACTCCAACAACTTGGGTCGTCGACCCCAGACATCTTTGTACAAGCCAACAGTGCAGATGCCATTCTCCGGCCACACAAAGTCGGTGAGTCCGAGCCGCTGAACTTCGTAGCCGACAATGGACTTGTCGAATGGGAGGTTGTGGGCCATCATGCATTTTGCTCTTCCGAACATGACGCTGATCTGTGGCCAAACTTCGGCGAACGGCGGCGCATCCGCCAGCTGCTCGTTGGTGATGCCGGTGATCTTGGTGATGACGGGTTCAATCTGGACGCCGGGGTTGATGAGCAGCGAGAGACGGTCGAGGACTTCACCCGTCGTAGCGCTGAGCAACACAGCCCCGAACTCTATGCATTTTGGTTGCTTGCTGAGTTCAGCGCTCGGGTGCATCAGCAACCCCGTTGTTTCTGTATCGAATACGATCAGGTCGGTTGTCAAAATGGAATCTCCATCGGGTTGCAGGGTTTGTGCTCGCAGAGCAGCGCGTCATCAATCATCGCGTCCAGCAAGTCCTCGTCGCTGGCCCCTTCTCTGCGCGCCCGGTTGCCGCGCACTTGCGGGTTAGAGTCGCAGCATGCGGAACCGGGGCGGTGTGGGTGATGGTAGCCGCCACAGTTGCAAGGTCCGCTATGCGTCGATGAAGCCTTGTGCGACATCATCGACGCATAGGTGGCGCGGCGAGAACGACAAACGGGGCAGCGCAGCATGATTATTGAGCGATGTCGCGTCGAACTATAAATTTTAAGTCGATGCTCAAAATTTCTCTTGTCGAGAAAATCACGTAGTTATAAGAGCGCTTGCCGGCGATCACGGGGTTGGTGTGACTTTCGGTGAAGACGGACTGTGCAATGCCGATGCCGCGTGCGCTGAAGAGCTTTTCCCAATCGATCAGCTCGTCGTTCGTGACGTGCATCGCCAAGTGGCTCGCCGACGGTCCGTTCGCTGCCATCCAGTTTGGCCCATCGGTGTAGTGCAGCACCTCCAGCTCCAGCGGCTTGTCGGAGGTGGCTTGGTAGTTGAAGGCCAAGTCCGCGTGGTTGCGGCCCGGAGCGTCGTAGACACGCCCATTGGCGACGACATGGTCGCGTGCCCATTCGCTCAGGCCGATGGCGGAGAGAAGTTCGATTGCGGCTGCAGGGTCTTTGGGGCACAGCGCTACTTGTTCGATGATGAATTTCATGATTTATCCTTGGGCGTTGCGGTTGGCGAGGTGTCCGGCAAAGCGTGCGACCACGCCGAGCTTGATTGCGGAATAGGACTCCGGGTTAGACTTCATTTCACGCGGAGGGGCTCCTGCGATGGCGTCGAGCACACAATGTGTGGTTTCGATTTCTTCGGCAAGCCGGTTCTTTTCTGCGTACCACATATCCTTTGTGTTGTTCGCGTTCTTGAGCTCTTTTTCGAGCGCCGCGATGCGATCGTCTTTGGCTGTGCTGACGACGTTCTGGGAGGACTTGTAAGCCTCCAACTCAACAGCAATCCACGCCTTGTGAGCGGATGACTGGTCTGCCAATTGCTGTTGCGCCGCGGCCAGAGCAGCTTGCGCTTCTGCAACTTCTTTCATCAAATCGTCTTTTGTTTTTGCCATGATTTTCTTTCTTGAGTTAAGCCCCGTAAGGCAGGATGCATCCCGTGAGGAATTTGTGGTGGTTCTTGGTGCGCAGCAAGTAGGCGACGAACTCGGCCAACTGGACGGGGTCGGTCTCTTCGCCGCAAAGCAGCGCATTGCGTTGGTACTCTGCAGCGTGCTCCGGCGTCCAACCCCGGTGACGGACGACTTGCTCTTCGATGTCCTTGCTCATCTCGGTGCCGCGCAACTTGTTGGGGCTGATGCCGAAGACCGTGATGCCGTCTTTCTTGGTCAGCTCGCGCGCCAGTTGCAGCGTCATGATGTGAGCCGCGCCCTTGCTGGCGTTGTACGCAAGACTGGTCGTCATCGGCATATGCGAAGCGTTGGAAACTATGTTGAGGATGGTGCCCTTGGACCTCTTCAGCTGCGACAGCGCCCACTGAGACATCATGAAGATGCCCTTGGCGTTGATGTCCATCACTTCGTCCCAGTCTGAGTCGGAGAACTTCTCCAGCCACCCGGTGATGTTGACTCCGGCACAATTGATCAGCACGTCGATCTCCGGGCAGTCACCATAGGTGTGCTCCGGCACCCGCACGTCGTGGCCCAACTTGCGGTCGAAGGCGATTACGCGATGCCCGTTGTGGGCCAGCTCGTTGGTCATTGCAAGACCGAGTCCGGCGCATGCGCCTGTGATTAGGATTGTGCTCATGATCAATATGCCTTTCCGCCAACGGCTTCGCGATTCTCAGGCTTGTGGTCTGGGCGTATAGCGTTGAACGCCAACTTCTCTGCCACAGCGCCTCCGAGGTCCAGGCCCATCGCGCCTGCCGTGTCGCATATGCGAATCAACGCGTCTGCGAACTCGACCTCCAGCATTTTGCGATGCGGCAACTTGTCGTCCATCAACCCTTTGCGATGGCCTTCCATGGCTTCGGAAAGCTCGCTGTGCTGCAGACAAATCTTTTCTGCGACAAGAGCCTTTGCAAAGCGGTGCTCCAGCGGCCCGCTTGGGTCGTTGATCAGGCGCTTCAGGTCCAATCCACTAGGACGGTCAAACCACCACCCCGCGTCGAATGCAGCGCTGTGGCAAATTGCGACGAGATTTGTGACGGAGAGAGAAAGTTTTGCAGTTTCGAAGTTCATTTTGATTCCTTTTGGTTGTTGAGATTGATTGCTTCGCACATGGCTCCGTAAACAGAAAGGTCATGCACAGAGTCGATGTGTGTCAGGCCGCTGATTGCGTATCGGGAGAGCTTCACGAGGACCAATTCGAACAAATGGAATTGGTCCTGCACCACGAGCTCACTCGGCACACCTTGCGGGAACAAGACAGCCATCAGCTTTGCGACCATCTTGTAGTTGTCCTTGTACACCGACTGGCGCTCGCGGAACGTCTTGGCCATTTCGCCGAGCACGTCTGCCGCTGTGACCTTTGGGTTTAGGTCGGGGTTGGGCTTAGGCTGCGGCTTTGCGCGGGTCAGCTCGGAGAGATCCAGCAACTCCTGTTCGGTGGCAGCTGCTTTGGTTGGGTTGGTGTAGGCACAATGGTCGTGGATGCTGAGGACGGTGGCTTGTATGCCTTCCGACTTGTACATCTCGACAATCTCTGGCCGGTCGTCGTAAGCGTGTGCGATGCTCTCCGGATTGACGTTGTAAACTTTAGACAACAGTCGCAATTGGCTGCGCTTCACTTCGACAGACGGGCGCTGGTCTGCGTTTTCTCGCATCAACAGCAATCCGCGGCCTAAGGCGTCTCCATCGAGCTCGTTGTCGACCCAAGACTCGGTATTCTCTCTCACGGAAGTTGGTCGCGCTGTGAGAAAGATCGGCGTGTGGTCCGCTTTGTTGATCCAAGACTCATAGACGCGAGTGTTGCCCGGTGCATCCTCGCCGCAGCGTGCGTGGTATGCGGCATACTTTTCCGACGGCGTCTTTGCGTTCCAGTCGATCAGCGGGATTCGGTTGCGGTCGTCCGACAGACAATTGTCGAGATCGAAAATTACGTATTTTTTCATGCTGTGCTTTCCTTTTTGTTCCATGGAGCTCCAAGGCCCTTTGCCTTTCTTGCGACCCAAGCTTTTGAAAGCGCAGCTTTGTGCGATTCAGAGAACGGCTTTCCCTTTAAGGCGGCAGAAACGAGCGCGTTGTGCTTTGCGCTGTTTGGTTGTCCTTTCCGGTTCGAGTTGCCCTGCATCCCAAGCGCATAAATCTCGGCTTGCGCCGGGTCTTGCCAAAGCTTGAGCATCTTTTCGGACACCTTCTTTTTGGCGTCTGGATGATGCATCGGAGAACGCTCTCCACCTTCGGAGATGTTGTAGCCGTTTGGCGCAAGCGTTCCAAACGCTTTTATAGCTCTGATCTCTGTTGCGCCAAGATCGTAGCTTTCAAGAATCGCGAGCGTCGACAGCTTTGGCGCTCCATATTTT